TGTACTTCTCGTTTAAGAACTCAGAGTAAGCCTCAGTTCCATCTGGAGGAGGGGCGTAAGCCTCATAGTCCTCACCAGTTTCCAAAGCAAGTCGACCTGCCTCAACACGATTCCAAAATTCTGCTGTTACATTGGCAATCATATCGATCATCTCTTGGTCCCTGTCAAATTGGTGAACCTTTAGATTCCTGCCATCTTCCAAAGCTACAAGCCATCCTATATCAATACCCAAGCCCATCAAGTAGGTCTGCAACTGTAAATAGTAAGATGGTGGTACTCCACCTGTCCACTGCTTACTGCTCCAACCGCTGATTGTCTTGATTTCTACAATAGCCTCAACATTATCCAAGTTGATTCTGCCATTGCGGATACGCAAATTAGTTGATTTGATTTGTAAACGATCTGGCGAGAAGAAAAGGTGTGGATACTCAGGATTGACAACATAACCAACTGGCTCGTACAAATTGCGAACCTTTGTGCCTGCCTCATAATTATTCAGCATACTCTGATCATCTCCATCCCAATACTCGAATATCTCAGCGACAGTCTTTTCCAAGATAGTCCCCATGAACATAGGAATATTCGGCTCTACCTTCTGAGGGATCAGACCAATCTTCTGGTAGTATAGTTCTGCAGGGCTCTTCCAAGAGTTAACACCCATCAGGGTACCAATCTCTGAGGCCCCAAGACCACGAGAGCGGAATGCTATCCACTCATCGTATGCCTTGTCCTTATTGATTTGAATTATCTCAAGACCCATTCCTCGAACTGCTCAGCAAGGTGGAACGTCATCTCCTTTACCTCGTCTAGGTTCTTACCTTCTAGGTTCATTGTGGAGATTATATTTACGGCACTTTTTAACGATGACTGCCGAACTATAGAACGCTGTTCCTGCCCATAGTGTTTCATATGAGCAGGTTCAACTTTCGCACCGATTTTATTAGCTAGTGCCATATCGTGTACGCCTCTAGACATTAGAATGGTAAATCGTCTTCTTCAATATTGCTATTGGTAGCGTAGTCCTTAACAATATCATTTGGAACAGCAGTAGCCAAGGTAGCGGTAAACTCGTTAACCTTGTCTACACGATAAGCTTCAACCTCAGACCAATCAACAGAGATAACCTCTCCCTTTTTGTTCTTCAGTTCTTCTGGAGCAGGAACTCCGTCTTGACCAATCTTGTAAGCCCACTTCAAAACCTCACCGTTCTGTTTCAAGAACAAGGCGGATCTCTTTTTGTCATCTACGATTTTCAAAGAGGGAATAAATTCTACTCTTTGGTGTGGATTGATACCAGGGCAACAGTGTGCAAAAGCAATAAAGTAAGAGGTCTGCTTTCCGCCATCCTCGCCTTTCATCTTAATTTGCAATTGATACATCTGGTCATCTTCCAATTGAATGCACAAATCTGTGCCATACTTGTGGTCCCTGGTACTGATACCACGGATGTAACCTTCTACTGAGTCGAACAGGTGGTAAGTGTCACCTACCTTCTTTGCGATCTTACCTTCTCTGATGGTAAGATAAACTAATGGAGTTGTTTTTTCTTTTAAAGCCATAACTATAAGTAAGGCAAATATAATACAGAATTTGGAAATACCAAGAAAAATATGTAAAATTGTATATTATTATGAATACAGAATTAAAAAATAAAATTCTTGAGTTAAAGAGCAAGTTGCGCAGGGGAGACATGGCACGAATTGTAGAGCGTACTGCTCCATTCGGAATAGTATCGCACGATGTCTATAACATTCTTAACGGTAAATCTCTTATTGATCAACAAAAATTAATTATCGTTATGAAAGAAGTAAAGAAATGTATTAGCGAAAACGAAAAATACATGGAATACTTTAATCAGTCAATAGACATATGACAGCCGATGAACTAGAACAAGAGATTGTTAATATTAGAAAGAGAGGACTTCCAAAACTATTGGAGTTTGAACTAATTGGTAAAGCAAGAGGAGAATTTTACAACGAAAAGATAAATACTTTACACGAAGAAATTAACGATCGTTTTTTTAAAAATTTAGATTTTTTATCTAGATTACATAAAAGTTTTCCATCTGCTAGCAACATTAAAGAATTTATGGGCTATCAGGTAGACCAATACTACACTAACGCATTAAATAATAATAAGTTATCTACAATTAGACAACCAATTATTGTGAGCAAGTATTATGGCATACCTGTAGAATTATTATTATTTTCAGATTTAGAATTATATGGCGAGCGCATCAGGAAAGAATATCCTTCTTTTTTCAAACAAAGTTAATATTAAACCGCTTTCGGTTAATGAAGCGTGGCAGGGTAGGAAGTTTAAATCTCCTAAATACAAAGTATACGAGCAAGAGTTGTTATACAAGTTACCAGCAACTAAAATCAATTGGGATAAGTTACCAATTGAATTATCGTTAGTTGTTGGTCTCAGCAATATGGCAAGCGATGTAGATAATATCGTTAAGCCATTTGTAGACATATTACAGAAGAAGTACGAATTCAATGATAAGTATATCTTTCGATTGATCGTAGAAAAAAAATTAGTGGTTAAAGGTGCCGAGTTTATTGAGTTTTACATAAAAAAGTTAACTCCTAGACATTATGTGCTTGACTTTTCCAAATAGTCGTATTATGTTTGCACTGCAGTCTATACTTTTTGATGGGGGTATGTCTTGATGGACTGTGTGGCGATAAACGAGAAAGTTATCTTGGAAATCACTACCGACACCTGAACCAATTTCACAAGTCTTTTTTAAGACTTTAAAGGAAAGGGGGGAAAGGGGGGTATGGTTTAAATAGTGGTTCAACCAAGAAAGATAGTTTGCGTAGCCTCTAGAGAATAAGTATATTAGTTCTATTATGGAATAAAATTGTGAATTCCAAACAAAATTGCATAAATTTGTAACTAATGGCTTATGTAATTAGAACACAACCAAATCAATTTGTCTCAAACGAAAAGAAGGACAAAATTTGGTATAAGGAGAATGTTCAATTCATCATGTCTCACTACAACAAGAGAAATGATCGAATGAATAGGGTTAGAAAAGTGGATGACATTGAAAATCCTGTTGATGAGATTGTTCGAATGTTCACCTACTATTTAGGAAAACAATACAACAAAGATTACTACTATACTACTCAAGATCAAAATAATTGCGATCTTCCTACTGTTTGGATTAATGGACAAAAGGTCACTTCTTTAGTTGACTACATGGTAGGTAATGCAATTAAATTACTACAAAACTTGGAGCCAACGAGTAAAATGACTTCTAAGGCTGCGGTCAACAAAAGGACTCAGCTTTTAGAAATGGCTCTTTTAAAATTTGAACTACCAGAACTATTTGAAGCATCTAAAGCTGTAGGTATGGAGTTTAAACCGTTGGGTAATGAGGACATGAACTTTAAAAATAAAGAAGATGTCTATAGATTCATGGAGAATGATTACAAAGAGTATGGCGATATTTTGGCTACTCGTCTTTGTGAAGATATTTTGAATCGGAATACTTATGTTGATAAATACAAACAGGCGTTCCTTTACACTCTGCTTGGTGGTTATGTAGGAATTGAAAATAGAATTGAAAATGGTAAGGCGTACTTTGATGCTATTTTGCCTCAGAACCTTATTGTAGATAGATCAAAAGATGAAGACTTTAATGCCGAGGCACGATTTGTAGGTAAAATTGATTATATGTCCACAATGGATGTAATCGAAAGATATCAAGACTATCTGACCACAGAAGAGATTGAAGAGATCAAAAAACTGACTACTAATAATCTTTATCAGTTATTGGATTTGACTACTCATCCCTACTCTACTACTTGGGCATTTAGTAGCAATAGCGTACCAATGTTGGGTGTTGTAACCGGATATTGGATTGGAATGAAAGATTTAGGGTATGAAAAATCTAAAGATAAATTTGGAAATACTCATTACAGCAAAATTCGAAATAATCGCAAAGGTCAATATTGGACAAAAACTGTATATAAAGCAACATTGATCGGTAACAGATATGTTGTGGAAAATTCAGAAGATACCAATATTGTTCGTAAGCATGACAACTTCGGTGACGTGGAATTACCACTGAAGGTATTCATGCCCAATATGGTGATGGGTGAAAATCGTTCTGTAGTATCTCGATTGCACCAACACCAAGATCGTATTGATTATATCACGAATGAGATTACTAAGATGATGAACAGAGCTAAAGGTAAAGTTTATCTGATTAACAAACAAAAACTTGGTACTTCTACAGCAAAGGACGTAATCAGCGATTTTGAAAGAATGGGTATCCACGTAACAGATGGTTCAGCAACTGGTGAAGACTTTGTTGCAGGTCAGGATGCTCGTATGGTTGAGGTTGTTGATATGACCTTAGATCCCAATATTCAACAGCTTGTATCGCTGCGCAGAGAAGAAGAGCGTTTGATGGAAGAGATTGTAAACATTCCTAAAGTTGCTCTTGGTCAACAACAGGGTTACGTAGGAGCTAAAACTCAAGCTGGTACTATTGCACAATCTAACTTGGGTACTACTTACCTATACCAAGGCTTCATTCAGTTTATTGAAAAACAATTAGCTCACTCAATTAACCAATTTAAAATTACCCTGATTGATGAATCAGATCAGTTTATACCGGTAGTTGGAAGTAAGGGTAAAGAATATTTGAAACTTACTGAAGATTTTACCTTTGAGGAATTGGGGGTATATATCAAAATTCGTGACTTTATTGATGATCAAGCAAGAGAAAGATTATTGGTTCAAGCTCAAGCGGCAATGCAAAACCAAATGATCGATATGCTTGATTACATTAAAATTGAACAGGCGAAAACATATACTGAAACAATTAGCGAATTGGAATATAGTATTAACAGAAAGAAAAGAGAACTTCAAGAACAGCAAGCACAAGCGCAAGAAATGGCAATGATGCAACAACAGGCGCAAATGGCTCAACAGTCCGAATTGCAGGCTATGAAAGAAGAAAATTCAAATTATAGAGAAGAGTTGAAAAACGGCATGGTTGATTAACGTTCTTTGAATTGTGAAAAAAAATATATAAATTTGTAAATATGTCAGAAGATTTTTTGAAAGAGATTGCAGCTGAGTTGAACGCTCAGGTGACAAAACCTGCTGAAGCACCTGCGGAAATCGCACAAGAGGTAGCTCCAGAACCATTACCTGAACCTACTCCTGAACCTGAACAAGTCGATGAGTCAGAGCCAGCGGTAGAAAAAGAGTGGTGGGAAAAAGAAGATACTACTACAGAAAAACCAGCTCAGGAAGTTAAAGAACAACCTGAAGTTGATTTAGACGATGATTTGAAACTTATTCTTGAATATAAGAAGAGCGGAAAAACATTGGCTGATTTTGTAAAAGAGTATCAAGTAAATGACTTTAAAGAATGGACAGATGAAAAGTTTGTAAAAGAGGGTCTGAAGGAATTCATGAATTTGACTCCTGAGGAAATTGAACAAGCCTCCTATGAATTTGACAATGCTTCTGTCTTCCAAAAGAAACAATGGGCCGAATCTTTTAAAGAGAAATTCGAGAACAAGAATAAGGAAATGCTGAAACAGCTGACTTCTTCTCAGAACGAAAATCAAGCTAAAAGCCAAGCTCTTGCTGAAAAATATCGTACGGATTTAGAAACTTATTCGCAAGCACTTGTAAACAAAGAAATGTATGGTTTGAAAATTACTGACGAAATGTCAAAGAATTTGAAAGACTATATAGACAAAGAGTTTACATTGCAAAAAGCAGATGGTTCTTTTGATGTCGAGAAAATGTACTCGATCGCTATGTGGCTAAGACACGGAGCAGATCTAGTGAAAGCCAACGTTACCAAGGCAAGAAATGAAGGTAAGGAGCAAGTAATCCGCGAGGTTATTAATCCAAGCCGTAATTACACAAATGTCGGAAAGAATGTTGGTTCTGGACTTGAGGCCGCACAAGAGGCTTTTAATACCTTGTTCCCAGGTTAATGGGAAAAACCAAAAATAAAAAATAAAAAATGGCAACTATTTCAAACCTTCCTTTGAGCCAATCTCTTTTGCTTAAAGGACTTTCATTGCCCAACAAAATGGCAATGGTTTATAGTCAAGATTATGGCTATAACGTTTTGACTCAGCTTACCTCTAAATTGGGCAGCTCTATTTCTACTCCTCAGGCGAAAGTAGAAGTTAGCTCATTGGGTAACTTGGGTGTGTTCTCTAAGGTAACTACCGCTATCAATACCTCTACTGGTGTTGTAGGTGTTAACGATGCGAGCAAATTCCGTGTGGGTGATATCGTAGCTGATGCTAACATGATCCAAGGTTTGGT